GTGTGTATTGATTTGGCACAAATACTTCGACAGTCTCATTATACATGATTCTGAATAGAAGTTCAATTCCTTTTACAGAACCTTTAGCTGTGTAAAAGTCTTTAATATTCTTTAGTAGTATATTTTTATCTGCGGCAAGCGTCACTGGGAAATCTTTGCCGTACTGCTCAAAGAATGTATCTAAGAAATCAGTCTTAGTTTCTTCTCCGTAATTCTGAAAACCAAGGTCCATTCTATCTTGCATAGTATGCAATATATTAGTAGGACCTATGCCATATGCAGTGGTGTTTAGATCGTTGAACTCGTAATATTTCTCAACGAATGTAGCCAGAGTAGGATATTCTTCTCTAATAAATTCTGGTATCTGATTCTTTATAACCGGATATACTTTAGGCTTATGATATGTATCTGGCTTAGCAATCTGCCCAAGTTCGACTGTGAATGATGCGCCAATGCCACCGTTGATTTGTGACACGGTAAAGTTGATGGGATCTTCTGAGCCAGTACCACCGATAGAAACTGCACTTACAGTAAGCATTTCGCCTACTCTGTAGTTTGTTCCAACACTTGGAATAATCTGTACAATCTTACCAGATTCCACTGTTATATCAACCGTAGTACCAGTACCAATACCATCAAGCGATGTAGTAGGAATGGAAGTATAAGTGCCATCATCTCGTGATAAATCAATAGTGGATGCATTCGTAAGTGAAGTGGGCGTACCTGTCAGATGTACCGTTGGTGCAGTAATATATCCATCACCAATCTCTGTCAAAGTAATTGCTGTAATAACACCAGAACTTAATGTTAAGGTAGCAGTTGCTTGCACAAGAGTATCACCAGATATAGTACTTGTTGGCGCACTAATTACTACTTTTAAGTCTATGGCAAATGTGGTTGTAGATTGACCAAAATAAATGACATAGTTTTCTCCAAAATAATCAAGAGCATATTGTTGGTCGCCAGATGTGAGGATATTACCACTTGGCTGATAACCAGTGCCGCCATTGGCGACGGCAATCGCTTTTATATACTTCTTAAATCTTGGTGCGCTCATTAGTCAGCTACTCTCGGTACCATAGTTACAGAAATTCCCGGTCTAATATTGTTTGGTATATCGGACGCGCTCTTGTCAAGAGTAAGAATAATGTTTCTTGCTGGTTGTGGAACAACGGCAAATAACTGCTCTTCAGTTGTACGAACAAGTACGTCTGTGGATATATCTTTTGATCCTTCGTGTGGAGTAGCACTTACTCGCACAGTATTAACACTACCAAGAACAGAAACTATATACAGTGAAGATATATCTATCGCGCCGGTATCATAATCAATCGTTCCTAAGTTATCATTAATTACTATACCAGAACCAACAACAACAAGTTGAAGAACTCCCTTTCCTGAATATACAGGAGCAATAACCTCTGCATCGGGTTGATCTTGAATATTACATGTGTACGTTGTATTATTTATCTTAGCAGTAAAATGGTTGGTTCTAATTGAACTAGGCAATATCTTATTATTAAATTTTGGCTCATATCGACCAACAGAATTGAGTACAGGAGTCAGTCTTTTCTGAATACGCAATTCAATATTATTACCAATAATAGAGTTTGAAACATTATTGATTCTATTCGCAATGAACGAGTAATAGAAGTTCTTCTTCAATGTATTTAGTGTACCATCAAAATAGCTTTCTACTTCGGCGACAATTGCCGCCTGTAAAGTTGCGGAAGATGCTGTCGTAACTTTAGCATCATATGATGCGCTGATATTCATACCAAGGTAGGTAAACTCAGGATCAACGAACTCTGTGGTCATTGTTATTGGTTGCTTTATTGCAATAACGTCATTCAGTAATGTATTCTTTTCTGCTTTTGTTATTACAAGTCCTGCTTGTGCTTGCAATGAAACGAACACTTTTCCATAGATGGGAGGAATATTATCTTCTCCACCCCAAACGGTGACTGCTTTGATGTTTGCATTGGATGCCTTAATAACAGTCTCGTAATCAGTCTTCGTGACAATTCTATTCTTAGTTGCGGCAAATCTGGGTGCATTAAACCGAATACTTGCGATGTCTTCTAGTGCCGCTCCACCGGATGCTGCCAATGAAACAGTACCTGTAACAGACTCACTTGTGCCAGTAAAATTGACAGAGTTTTTAAATGATTTGGTTCCATTCGGGGCAGCCCCTGCACAAACAACATATTCCAATCTCACGACATTACCAGCAACAAGTTTCTTACCCAACACATCGTCGCCGAAAGTTGCTTGATATCTTCCATTAGTAGATTCTTCTAAATAGAATATCTTTGAGGTAGAATCAATATCAAGAATGTTGGCAGCATGAGAATAAGCTGTCGTGGAACTACTATTAATATTATCTTTGATCGTACAGGTTATTGTAGTAGTATCTACGCCATCATTAGGAATAACAACTGGACCCTGTAAACTGTTTGCATCGATAAGCATAGATGTGTTTGTTCTTTTTCCTTCTACCAATACCATACCAGTTGCTACGAACTGGTCTAAACCTGCGGCATCATATGTTCTGGTTATTGTCACATCTGTTAAAGGAGTAAATGTATATGCTTTACCATTAACTGTGCTGGTAAATACAGTATCTTTTGAAATGTACAGCGTGTTTGAAGTGTAAGTAGTGTCCGGCTTAACGGTCAATGTTATAGTCGCACGAGCCGATTTAGCAGATCGTGGAGTGTATCCCATAGTCTTCGCTATAGATACCACTGAATTTCTCTTTACTGCGCTGTCTATAAAAGATTCATTCGCAACCAAGTGTGCCATGACAGCATTGTAATGTGTATTATATGCAAGAAGATCCACTATAGTGGAAAGACCAGATGCCTCAAAATTATAATCAGAAAACTCACTCTGTGCTGAGAGATGATTTTTCAGATTCGCTTTGATCGTGTCAAAGTCTAAATTAGTAACATTTTTAATTGCCATTACTTGTCTCTTTTTGTTTTATTTATGCGCCAATTATGACAGTAGGGTAAGGAGTTGTAGTGACAATTCCCCCACATGAAGCCACTGAACCTACCATAGCCACGGCTCTTCCATTTATTTTTACCGTACTAGATCCTGTACTTACCGTAAGCGGTGCCACGTGAGGAGTTGAGGAAGTTCCGCTATGGGGTGCCACAACATCCCCAACACATACTATATAAGTTGCTCCAGCTTTAACGGTCACGTTGGCTAGGGAAACTGCTCCAACTCCAAATGGACCAACATGGGCAGTGTCTGCACCAGCGGTTGCAGGTCCAACCAGTACACTGGGCATTATCGTAACCTCGACAAAACAACACTCAGTTTTTGCATATCTCTCATTCCTAATACATAAAAATATACTTCAGCATCATACGAATTATCATCTGCGGCGGCTGTAACTCTAACCTGTTTCACTTGACACCTAGGTTCGTGATTCTCTATAGCTTGTTGAATGAGATTCTCCAATACTCCACTCGACAAATCATCGACAGGCTCAAAGAGAAGCTCCCTGATTTGTGATCCCCAGGTAGGATCGAACGGTCTTTCATTTATATTAGTGTAAATGATGTTCTTTATTGCTTGTCTTATGGCATGGACATCGGTTTTCTTTCCAATATCCCCACTAATAAAGTTCTTAGTGAACTTCATATCTATATCTGTGTATAGTTTTGTTGGTTGCTTCTTCATAGTTCTATTTATACAACCCCTTTACCAGCCGTAAGTATTAAAACCACTTTTTGTGATTTTACCTGATCCATCTTCATCAACAAAGGTAATTCTAGCATTTTGCACAGCTTCTTTGATATCTTGAACCGCGGCTTTTCTTCCTTGCTTAGTGAATAGTGACTTGACATCTATGTTAGGGCGAGAGTTTAACTCTATCTTAGTATTTCCTCTGCCTCGCAATTCAGTCTTCTTTACCATTTTACACGCGCCTGCTACCGCATTGCCATCATCGTCTGTGGTATCCGGTTCACATTCTTCTACTTCTACTTCTACCAGAGTAGGAACTAAATCACATAACCTGTTTAAGTCTCCTTGGATATCACGCAACAAGTTGCTAATATTAGCCGGGTCTTTCAGCAGGTCTATGTCCGCGTCGGCATACTTCTCTTTTAAGTTTTCAATCTCTCCTGCAAATGCAACTGCATCTTGTGCAAGGTCTACTATATTTTTAATCTCTTCTGGCAATGCCAACTTGAGATCACTTAATGCAGCCAACTGTGGGAACTGCTCTGCCATTTGCGCTTTTAATATAACAATCTGTGCAGTTAGTTCAGCATCTACCAATCCAGGAATTGCATTTATCTTGTTCTGGACAAACGCGATCTTATCATCTATAATTTTGAAAACGCCGTCGAGTTCGTCCGCTAACTCTCCTAAAGCGCCTATCTGGCAATCAAGAGCCATAATGTTCTCCTTTAGTTCAGCAGGATCTGCCCGCCATTGAGATCGAGTACAGCGGTACCAGTAATCGTTGCTGTTGTTGTCGATGTAATCGTTGCAACTCCAACAGATGCTACTGTGAATCCAGCACCTGAAGTATTGGATGTTAAACCACTAACAATGTCTGACTTATTACCTGCTACTAATGTGGTGAGTCTATTGCCCAATGTTACCAGCTCTGTAATTCCACCGTAATCAACCTGTGTCCATTTACCCATTAGCTGACCGGGTGTTGCTAATGGTGCTGATGTTATTCCTACTACCTCGGTATGACCAAATTTTGCTGAGGTAGATATGTATGATGATTGTATTGATACGGTAGGAAAGGTTGGCGACAGTGCCGCTGGCAGTGTTGCTGTTCCAATACTAATATCACCAGTAGTCAATAACTTGAAACTTCCGTATGTTATTTTAGGTACTACAGCCCCTCCTGCAATTTCCATTGCTAGTGTCGGTGATGTCGTTATTGTGTAATCGCCCATTACCGCGACAACCTTTGACTTCATATGAGTAGCAGTTTCTTTGCCGCCTACTGCTTTAACAAAATCACCAGTGATGCGCTGAGTATACGTTCCCTGTCCCTTATTTGATTGAATAGTTTCCCATTTATTGCCCACTGTTATGGTCGATTCGTCAGTGAGAATTTCTGTTACGCTATTACCTTGTACTTTGGTGATCCTGTTGCCGCGAATGGATGTGAATGAGTGACCCATTATATCTTCGTATTTGTTTCCGAGAACATTAAGTTTATAATCGCCTTCGACTGTAACATTAAAATCGCCCTTAATAAAGAGATTCTTGTCCTTTAGAATTATCTCGTAATTGTCGCCAACGATTTTAACTGTCTTGGTGCCAGACGCATTTACCTCATCATACGTACCGCTTGTGTGGTAGTTATGAATTCTCTCGGCTCCAGGAGTATCATCTCTCTCAAATACATGACCGCTCTCTGTCTCTGTAACATGATTGAATGGATATTTAGAATCCGCGCCACCGGGTACTGGTTCTTCCCAGTAAGTCTCTGTGTATGCCGGTGCATTGGTAGCGGGTTGTCCAGGATGATCAACAGATACCTCGTCCAAATCATATATTGTCATTCCTGGAGCAACTGCCAACGGGATGCCCTTGTATTCCCCGTCTGCTTTCACTCGACTAGCATCTTTGCCAACGTATGTGTAATGAGTCTGGACTGCCGCGCCGCCTCTCGCTAAACGAGAAGAATCGGGTTCTTTAAGTCTATTCTTACCAGTGCCACTTTCAGTGTTGTCTTGTCTAGGATATGATCCGTGTATTGCATCAGCTTCTTCCGCACTTCTTGGATCATAAAATCCAGTGGATGTTCTATCAAACTCGATGACATTTCCATTAGCATCTTCGGGCAATACTGACATGCAACCCCAACTACCCATGATGATAGGAATCTGTGCATCGTTTCCATCAGCAAAGAATCCTATTACTGTACTTCCCTCAACAAGTCCAGTGGGTGATGTTCCGACACCAGATATGGCAGCCGATGTGACTGGCTGCATTGGAATAGCCCAAGGCAAATCGCTAGTGGGTAATACTGCTTTATCTCTTGTGTGATAACCAAAGATACGAACTTTGTATCTGCCCAACTTATCTGGGTCCGATCTATTCTCAATGACACCTTGCCACCACACAAATGCTGGATACATACTATTCATCATTCTTCTCCAAACGAATCACGGACAATCTCTAAGGTCATCGTATGTTTATCTTGTGTTATATTATGTACAATGCCCGCAATTGCATAGATGCCGGATATCTTAGGATCGAAAAGCTCTTCCCTTGGCATGCCTTTTGTTTTGTCACCAACACTGGGATAATTAAACTTAATTAATTTTCCTACTTCTACATCAGTCTTTCCGGGAACTTCTATTTTAAGACTTAATCGCTTAATCTCAGCGACCGCAGTATTTCGATAAGTCAATCTCTCAAAGTGATTTATATCGTATCCAAAATCAGAATCTTCATAGAGATTAGAACTAGCTATCTTTACTGTTGTTACTGCCGCAGGTGAGAATATTGGGTTAGTACTTGTAGGTCTTTCGTCTGCAAGGTGTGCAAAGTCATTGTAACTCTTATTAATTTTGCCGCGAGAATTACCAGCTAGATTGTCAGTGTAGTCAAATACCATTTGATAGTTCAGCCTGTTAATCATGTCAATACCAATAGTAGTACTTCCATAATAACCAGAGACTTGATTATGCAACTCATTGAAATAATTTTTCATGTCCACTCTGGAAGCGGTGCAATACTTCTGTGAAATAAACGGACTTGTGTAATTATATGATCCAGAAGTAGTTCTTTCGGTATCATACATGAAAGGGATATCACCAACAGGGACATAAGAATACTCATCGTATAACATAGCACTTTCTTTATACTTTAAGATTAATTCCATGAAACTGCCCATAACAAACTTAGTTCTAGTTTCAAAGAAGAGTCCGTTTGGCATAATAGATTTGCCATTGTAGTCACCCGGTTCACTATTTTTTGAGATGAAATCCATTGTCTCAAATGCTGACCAGTTATTTGCATTGAACGAGAAGTTGTTTGTCTTATGAGGTGTACCCAATATAGTTAGCGTTGATGGTTCACTAAAACCACCATCTGTGTCTCTATATCTAGGCTCTGCAATAGTATCATTGAATACTTGTGCCGCAATTGCTTCAGTAGAACCAGTTAATCGTTTAGAGAATCTAGTAGACAAATCTTTCATGCCTTCAAGTGATATTAGATTCAATATGAAATATTGTTTTCTG